GTGGTAAAGATTATGACCACAAAGATAGAAGATTTAAATCTGTTAAAGCAAATAGAGGTAATGATGGTAAAGGAACAAAGAAAGAAGGCTTTAGCACTAAAATAATGAAAAGAACATCTAAATCTAGGAATAAATCAACTAGATATAAAAGAAAAAGAACCCAAGGAAAATTGGGTTGAAATATAGGGAAAGACCCTATACCAACAAATAACCAATAAAACCAAAAACAATGACTTATTTGTATTACAAGACTAGTACTTATACTAGCAACCAAAAACCGAATGAAAAAACTATTGAGCAATGGACACACCTCGCAGAGAAAAAAAACTGGAGGATAACCCAATTGCCTAATGGATTTTACCAAACGGAGTGCCAAAACCCTGACAATGAGAAGGAATGGCACGATGTAACCAGACGAGAAACCATAGAAGGTGCTGAAACCGCGATTAACGGTAGCATCGACCATTTCTCGAAAAAGTTAGAGGCTATACAAGGCCCAAAAATAGTAAAAACATTTGAATAAGTGGATTTACTTAAGAAAATAGGATGGATTACATTTGGTTGGATTGGAATAATAGTAACATTTTACCTTTATTACATTGCAATCATGGGACTCTATCTAGGTTTCATAAAATAAAATATAATTTAATCAAATTTAATCTATTATGGAATACAACTTACCTAGCGAGATCGTCAAAGACTTAAACTTTGGCGATCAAGCTAAGAAAAAAGTAATAAGTGGAGTTGAAAAACTAACACAAGCCGTTAAATCAACCTTAGGTGCGTCTGGAAAGTGCGTAATATACGAGGATGCTCGCGGCAAACCGGTAATAACAAAAGACGGGGTAACAGTAGCAGAGTCTGTTGTCTTATTTGATCCGGTTGAAAACATAGGTGCAACCCTTATTAAAGAAGCAGCTCGAAATACAGTGCGAGAAGCCGGAGATGGCACTACTACTGCCACTGTTTTGGCTGAAGCACTAATAAAAGAAGTAAATAGACAACAAAAGAACACGTCTATTAGAGAAATTAAAGAAGGTATTAACTCTGGACTTAAGAAAGTTAATGAATATCTTGAAAAAAATGCGATACGAATCACAGACGATATGTTGGAGTCTGTTAGCAACATTAGTTGCAACAACGATACTGATCTTGGAAAGGTTATCGCGGAAGCATACACAGAAGTAGGTAAAGATGGGGTCGTTCTGATGGAAGAATCAGAAACGGAAAACACTTATATTGAGTTAGTTGATGGTGTTCAGATGGATGTTGGCCTTACTTCACCGCATTTTGCTACAGATACAGAAAAACAACATGCTATTTTAGAAGATCCACTCGTTTTAATCGTCGGATCAGAGATACCTAACATACGAAAAATACAAAAGATACTAGAATTTGTTATAAAGAACAAAAAACCGCTTTTAATCGTTGCTCCAGTTGACCAACAGGTGAAAGCGGCACTTTTAATGAACAAGGTTAAAGGTAATATTAAGGTAAATATCATAGATTTGCCAGGTTTTGGCCCAACAAAACTAGATACTATAGAAGATCTAGCACTTTTAACCGGAGCGAAGGTAATAAATGAAGAACTAGGCGATGATTTAGACTTAATTGATGTAGATTGCTTAGGAAAAGCAGAAAAATCCGTAACAGACGACAAAAATACCGTATTAACAACCTACGATTTAGCCGATAGCCTTGATGAAAGAATAAAAGACGTTAAAAAAGCTATCAAGAAAGAGAAAAACGGGTTTTTAAAGAAAAAACAGGAGGATCGGTTGGCAATGTTAACAGGTTCTGTTGGAATTGTTAAAGTTGGTGCTAATTCTAAGGTTGAACTCAAAGAAAAGAAGGATCGCGCGGAAGACGCTATCTATGCTACGAAGGCAGCACTTAAAGAAGGGATAGTGCCAGGAGGAGGTGTGGCATTATTAAACGCTTCAGATAATATATCCGCTAAACCAGGAGGTGAACAGATACTAATGGAAGCTATAAGATCTCCATACAATGTTATACTAGAAAATGCAGGTATAGAGAATACAAATTCTAACGTGCACCCAGATGGATACGGTATTGATGTTATAAGTGGTAACGGTGTTGATATGATAGAGCGTGGAATTATAGATCCAGTACTTGTTACCAAATCTGCACTGAAAAATGCTGTAAGTGTAGTAAATACAATTATATCAGCTGATTGTGTAATTTCAAATATAAGGATGGATGAAAGCAATTAATCACTATATAGTTGTACAAAATATAAAAGAAGGACCTAAAACAGTCGCTGGACTGATTATGACAGATGATACAGACAGTGACAATAGGTACTTAAAAGCAAAAATTATTTCTACTGGCAATCTCGTAGAAGGATTAAAAGACGGAGATGTAGTATATTATGATAAACATGCAGGACATGATATATCATACAAAGAAAAACTACACCGTGTAATCCGATCAGGCGATGTTGTTCTTGTAGAATAGATTAAACCTAAACCAGAATCCAAAAACCTTAAACTCAAAACATAAAACAAATTATTAATTAAAAAAACAAAATTATGGCAAAAATATTAAAGTTTGTAGATCCTAACAATACTACAACAAATATATTTTATTTACCTGCTGATAGATGTGAAATGATTGCTGTTGGTACTTCTGACAACGATTCAACTATTTTAACTTTTCGCACCGCATCACAGAATAATGTAGCAACATGCAGTGTCGATATTACTAGTACTAATAAGGCGACAGAAAATGCTGCTATCATGGCTGATTATTTAGCCGCTCAGGACGAGGGACGTCCTGCAGTATATACTTTTAAAGCAGATGGCTCTACAGGACCTCTTGATACAGCAACTGACTTTGATCTAGTTAAGACTTTGGCTTAATTATTAACTTATAAAAATAGAAATTATGAGAATATTACATTTTGTAGAGGCAACAGGAACAGATGAGACTGCATTTCCAGCTTCAAGCGTAACAGCTATAACTCTAGTAAGTGATCAAGGTATTAGAATTTGGTTCGAGCGTAGTGACAATGAAAGACACGACGATAGAATTGACGTAACTACCACGCTTACAGGAGGAACAGGTGCTGAGAAATTAGCAGATTACTTTGCGGAAGTTATCGCGCAACCAGATAAAGCTGGAATACTTACATTTACCGAAAGCGACGCGTACAATGGTGCTGCAGTAAACACTATAGCTCATACTGCTGCTACTGGATCTTAACAGAAATTATTAAAATATTAAAAATTAAAAATTATGAAAATATTACACTTTGTAGATACAAGCGGAGCTGGAACTGATGAACACTTTGTTCCTGCTAAAAATATTACTTTAGTAGAAATGGAGAATAATTCGACTGTTAAAGTTTGGTGGAAAACTAGAGCAGATTTTACTGATGATATGATGGATATCACCTGTACAACTGGAATGGCTGATAACTTACTTTTAACTATATGCGAGCATATGATTGACTCAGGTGTTAGTTATAATGAAATTCCTAAGTTTGAAGATGGAGAAGTTCCAAAAAATTCATATGGATTTACAGGAGCTATTTCAAACATGGCATTTACAGCTGGATCTGACGCGTAGTAAATGAGACTAACCGCGCAAGATTTGCGTGAAATGAATATCCTTAAGTATTACAGGCTCACTAGAAAGTGGGTCTGTAAGACTTACGGGATTAAAGATGCAGATTTAGAATTATTAATTTATTTAGATTGTAAAGGAAGATTTACACGAAACGATTTTATCAACGGAGTTTATACATATTCGTGGGATAAAGCAAGGTGGGAGAGATTAAGAAGAGGTGGTTGGATAGAAACCTGGAGGCATAGGAATAGAACAACTATAATGTACTCTGTATTTAAGACTTCTTTTAAGTGCTCTCAGATGATAAGTAGGATATATAGGATTCTATTAGGCGAAGAGGATTTACCTACGTCGGATAGAAGTATATTTTATAATAATAAATCATATACAGATAAAGTTTATAATAAAGCTATAGACGATATGATAAAAGACAAAGACAGATAATATGGCAGGAATAGGAAAATATATAGGCGAAGGTAGTTTTACAATGGATAATCCCTATGGAAAAAATGAAAAAACAACTTCTAACGGAGTTACAGCAAACGGAAAAGGAAAAAAGGGAAAAGGAAAAAAGGGAAAAGGTGGATATGGTAAATAAAATTATATGAATGTATTAAGTAAAATATTTTCAAGTGGTGCTACAGAGCTCATAAAAGGAGTAGGTGGAGTAATAGACAATTTACATACATCGAAAGAAGAAAAACTTGAAGCAGAACAAAAAGTTAAAGAACTCGTCTCTAGTTATGAAATAGAGATGGAAAAGAATATTACTGAGAGATGGAAGATGGATATGCAATCCGATTCATGGCTTAGTAAAAATATAAGACCACTAGTTTTAATATTTCTAGTAGTATCTACAGTGTTGTTAGTATTTATCGACGCTGGAGCTATTTCTTTTGATGTTAAATCTTCATGGGTGGATCTATTACAATTAGTATTAATAACCGTGATCGGTGCTTATTTTGGCGGACGATCACTAGAAAAAGTAAAAAAATAAAAATATGGGAAGAATTTATGGAACAACTATAACACCAACCATAGTTGCTAGCAAGCAACATGGTGGGGCGTTTGCTACCGATGACGTGCTTTTTGATTGGGTAGCATTAAAAATACCAAAAAACACAGTATTAGATCACGTGTCTTATTTAGCTCCTGGTACGGATAATGCTGGCGCGCAAATGGGAATGAACTTTTTGTTTGCAAAAAACAATAATGTTTCAATGGGAACTGTTAAAGCTAATTGTACAGGTCACTTTGAAAGAGATCAACTAATAGGTGTTCTTTCAGTAGCAGCGGCTGATAGAGTAGTAGATATATCAGAAGGTAATCATAGATTTTACCATAGTACTATTGGTAATCCTTCAAACGGAATGGTCTTTGCTGATTACGATAACGACTTAGATGTACTAACAAATCCTGGTTATGTAACTATATACGTGGGAGCTACTACACTAGGAACTACTACAAACCTATCTACTGGTGTTACAGTGAATAACGCTAGTAATTATGGAGCTGCCGCAAGTACAACTATAATTACAGCTGATGAAGATGCTGACAAAACTATGAGACCTGGACATATTATACACGCACAAGATGACGCTGTTTTAGGTACAATTGCCTCTGTAACATCTAACTTAATAACTTTAACAGCAGCTAATGTAGGTGCTTTAACAGATGACGATGAGTTGTACATCGTAAACCCAATAAAATTTAACTTTGGATTTACAACATATTAAATAACAATTAAATTAACTTAAATTAAATAAAAATGGCAAAAAGAAAAACACCGAAAGCGGAGAAAGTAGTAGACTTAACTCCTAAAGCAGAGAAAATTACTGACGAACAATTAAAAAAGGTTCAAACAACAGTAAACAATCTTAACAGACACCAAATGGAACTTGGTCAATTAGAAACCAGAAAACATGAACTGTTACATAATGTTGCTGGGATAAAAGATGAATTTACTCTAATGCAATCTGAATTTGAAAAAGAGTATGGTTCTGTTGACATAAATATCCAAGATGGTACTATAAATTATCCCTCAGAAAATGGCGAAGCTGATAAGAAAGATTAGTGTAGGTAAAGATTATAAAAACGACGCCATGCATTACGCTGTTGGTCAAGAAGTATATGGTGGACATAAAATCTGTGATATAATAGAAGAGGAAAATAAATTTTCTGTTTATATTAGAAAAGATAAAGATGTTTTACCGTGGAAAGACTTTAACAAAAATATGGCGGTATCTGTAGAGTATAATTTAGAATACTAATGAAGAGCGTTCACAACTTTGTTGTAACGCCAATAGGAGAAAGATATAACAACACTAAAGAAGTTGAAGGTGGAGATCTTATATTAAATACTGAGATTTATAATCATCAATTTGTAAATAGAGTGGCAAAAGTTATATCTACACCTATAATTGGTGATACAGATATTAGATCCGGAGATGATGTTATAGTACATCACAACGTGTTCCGTAGATGGCATAACGTAAAAGGTATTGAAAAGAACAGTAGAAGCTACTTTAACGAATCTACTTATTTTATAACCCAAGATCAAATCTTTTTATATAAAAGAAATGATAAATGGAATACTCCAAAAGGATTTTGTTTTATAAAACCTTTAAAAGCAATAGACCAATTTAATATTGAATCTGAAAAACCTTTACAAGGTATTGTCAAATATTCAGATGGTACTGTTAAAGAAGGAGATCTTGTTGGTTTTAGACCAAAAAGTGAATATGAGTTCGTAATTGATAACGAACGACTATATCGTGTTTTATCTAATTTTATAACTATCAAATATGAATATCAAGGAGACGAAGAAGAATATAATCCAAGCTGGGCACAAAGCAGTTGAAGAACTGATTAAAGTTGCTAAAGAAGCAATTGTAGATTCAGACGACGATATATCAGCAGATAGGTTGAAAAATGCTGCTGCTACTAAAAAGTTAGCCATATTTGACGCTTTTGAAATACTAACTAGAATTCAAGAAGAAGAAAATCTTTTGGAAGGTAAAGAACCAAAAGAAAATAAAGAGCAAGTTTTTAAAGGATTCGCAGAAGGTAGATCTAAATAATGTACGAGCAAAGTTTAGTTAAAATAATCGAACCTATAAAACGTACGACTATAAGTCGTATGAATAAAGGTAAAAAATGGAAATATGGATATAATAAAGAGCATGATATCATCGTTATATCAAAAACTGGAAAAATTGGGGAAATCTATGAAATCCAAAATTTGCGAATTGGCATGCCGTTGGAACCAGTGCGAATGCGAGTGCACGACAACGGACAAGGAAAATGGGTAAAAGAAGAATATCCTAAAGAACTAAGTAGGATAAAGAATATATTCGATTGGAGAAACTATCCAGATGAACAAAAGGACCAATGGTTCGATTATATAGACGAAGAGTTTAAAAGAAGAGATGAAGGGTTTTGGTTTATGAATAATGGTAAACCAATCTATATAACAGGAACCCACTATATGTATTTACAATGGAGTAAGATTGATGTTGGTGCTCCGGATTTTAGAGAGGCAAATAGATTGTTCTATATATTTTGGGAAGCGTGTAAAGCAGATAAAAGATGTTACGGAATGTGTTATCTAAAAAATAGACGTTCAGGATTTTCCTTTATGTCATCTGCAGAATCAGTTAACCTAGCCACATTAGCAACTGATAGTAGATATGGGATACTTTCTAAAACAGGTGCAGATGCTAAAAAGATGTTTACAGACAAAGTTGTTCCAATTAGCATAAACTATCCTTTCTTTTTTAAACCTATTCAAGATGGTATGGATAGACCTAAAACAGAACTAGCATATAGGGTACCAGCTAGTAAGTTTACTAGAAAGAAAATTACAGCTAATGAAAAGCTAGAAGATATACAAGGTTTAGACACAACTATTGATTGGAAGAATACTGGTGATAATAGTTATGATGGTGAAAAACTAAATTTACTAGTACACGATGAAAGTGGTAAATGGGAGAGACCCGATAATATATTAAATAATTGGAGAGTTACAAAAACATGTTTACGATTAGGTAGTAGAATTATTGGTAAATGTATGATGGGCTCAACTTCAAACGCATTAGATAAAGGTGGAGACAATTTTAAGAAACTATATAACGCGTCAGATGTCACCAAGAGAAATAGAAATGGCCAAACAAAGTCTGGTTTATATTCTCTGTTTATCCCAATGGAATGGAACTACGAAGGATTTATTGATGAGCACGGAATTCCA